CGCGATGTCGTGGTCTTCTCGCAGAACCCGGGGCAGCTTCCGACCGAAGGAAACCCACCTCCCGTGGTCTTTGCGGGGACGTCGCAAGTAGCCGTCCCACAGGCGGTCGTGTCATCGGCACCTACGCCGGCTGTTCCGAACCACGCTGCGGCAGCTACCCCTCGGGCGCCCGAGCCCTCGAATGGGCATCCGTTCGACAGTTTCGCCGATCCAACCCCGCCCACGGAGATTGAGGCCCCGGCGGTCAAAGGGGTTCTTCCTCGCCAACGCAGCAACGGGGCGACGCAAGTCCGGCCCAAGAGTTCTTCCAAGAAGGACATGACCCCTCTTGAGTGGCGTGTGAAGTTCGAGCACTTGCTCCGGAAAAAAATGCCGTCAGCGTTGCCCAAATGATGCGTGCAGTGTAATCACCCCCAATACGGGATGCTAGCCGACGCAAAGTGGGTGGTTCTGGAGCTGACTTCTAAGGCGGAAGGAGAAGACCCGGACGTGATTCGGGCCTCCATCCGGCACCACATTCGAGACGCTGAGGTGTTCGTCCCAGCGTCAGTCGTCCAGAGGGGGGAAATCCGCGAAGTCCACTACCTAGTGGATGGGTACGCTTTCATTCTGCACAGGCATCCGGATACCCATTACACGAGGTTGGAGGACACCAAGTACGTTCAGGGCCCGCTGTACAGACCCACGGGCAACCGCAAGGAGCGGGCCTTGGCGATGGTGTCCCCCGAGCAAATCGACAAGCTTCGGGCTCAGATAAAGATCGAGGTGGACCAGGGGATCGGACTCGGGGACACCGTGATGATTACCTCTGGGCACTACAAAAACATTACGGCTGTAGTCAAAGAGGAAGTCCCCGAACAGGACTCGGTCGTCGTCCACATCCAGCTTCGCTCGACTTCACGGCTTGTTACTCTGCCCCGGGCCTTTCTGCGCCTGGAGACCAAGGCCCCGTACGTCGTTTACCGGGATCGGTTCGAGCGCCTTCTGGCCTGGGCTCGTGCAGCTCGGGTCGTGGCCAAGTGGGAGTCTCAGGGCTTCGACCGAATGCGTAATAGTTTCGAGCGTTTCAGCCTGTGGGACACGTGGTTTTCCAGGAGCAAAGGGGCCTATGATTTCCTGCGGGCCTACCACGCTCAGTTTGATTTCACTCACGTCGTCAAAAAACTTAGTGATTTCCAGAGGTTATGCTCCGGGGTCTTGCTTCGAGACCAGTTGGTCTCGGTCTATACTCCGCTGCCGGATCTGGGCCCGGTGTTGTTGAAGCACCGAGAGGCCACCTTCTTGGATTCGGCCTTCAGCCGAATCGCAACCATCTACGCGGACGTGACCACTATGACGAACACGATGAAGCCCGTGAACCTGATCGTGGATGGTACCCAACTGTTCATTCGGTGCTCCGAGGCGCCGGGACTCAGCGCCCTCACAGACAGCCAGGGGCGTCCGACGGGTGCGGTCGTTGGGTTCCTTCGGAGCTTGGGTTCGTACAAGAAGCGGTTCCCGACAGCGAACATCTACGTGTGCTGGGATGGCTCGTCGCAGCGGCGGAAATTGATGTACCCCGAGTACAAGGGCAACCGGGTATCGAGATCAGGTTCGCTGCCGTTTGGGTGGGAGTGGCTGCAAGAGACGTTGCCCCTCATCGGGGTTTTACAAGCCTTCAACCCCGAGGAGGAAGCCGACGATGTGATGGCCACCTTGGTTCGAGGTCCATTGAAGGATCTCCCCAACGTGTTGATCACGACCGACCGCGACCTGCTTCAGGTGGTCTCCGAGTTCACCCATCAACTATGCCCTGCTGTAGGTGCAGGTAGAGAAAAGCTCTACGACCCGAGTCTGGTCGAGTCGGAGTATGGCGTACCTCCGGGGGCGATGGTGCAGGTGCGGGCATTGAGTGGGGATACGTCAGACCATATTCCGGGTGTGCCGAATTTTGGCTTGAAAACGGCATCGAAGATCGTCAAGCTGTACGGAACCGTTACAGCTTTGTTAGGTTCCAACCTCGCCGGGTTAGGAAAAGCTCAAGTTGATAACCTGCGGGCGCACTCGAATCAGATCCTACTGAACGTAGAGCTGTTGACTTTGCGGGACGTCTCGTTCCGCCAAATCGAATCGAATCCAAATCAGACGGAAGTAGAGGTAAGGCTCTCGGATCTCGGCATTAAGGCCGATCCGATCCTTGCAGCGTTCTTCCCACGTCAACTCACGCTGAGTTGACTTAAAATCTGTGGCTGGCTGCGGCCGGCTGAGGAGTCGAATCGATGTCTTCAGGCTACGTGATCCCAGTTGATCCTGCTGAGTTGGCGAATCGGTTTGCGGCCCCCGATGCGTTGTTAGATGACGAGATCGTAGATGAGCCGGACGCTGAAATGGCTGCCCTATTCTCTAGTGATGACTACGAGACTAGGATCATGCCTCTGCTTGATCGAATCCCGGATCGCGAAGCTGATTTGATCTACCTCTACTACGTCTGCAAGAAGCGCCAGGCGGACATCGCGATGATCTTCGACGTCACGCAGGCCGCCATCAGCTACAGACTCGACCGTGGGATTCAACGAATCAAGTTCCTGCTCTCGATTCCAACGGTCACAGAAGAGGACATGCGGGAAGATCTCGCTCTCATCTTCGAGCCCATCGACATCGACATCTTGGTGGGGATGTGGCAGACCACCTGCCAATCAGAAGTGGCCACGAAGCTCCAGTTGACTCAAGGTCGAGTGCGGCATCGCTTCTTCAAGGCCGTCGAAGTGTTGAAGGGGTCGGCGGGGAAAGACGCTCGATTCGAGCCGTACCATCGCATCTTCTCCTCGATCTCCAGCAAGAATTTTAACATCCTGCGGGCCGTGCAGCTCCCGCAGTGGTCCAACCGGGGTGTGGATCGCTGCGTCTAGTCCGGATGTTGGGACCAAAAAGCTGCGAAATCCTAGGTTTTCTTTTATCAAATGGGATCTGGCGAGGGCTATCCCTTGCCGAATTCACCCCTACTGCGGTTTCAGGATTACCAGTTCCAGGTCACTCTCACGAGTGGCGCCTGGAAGTGGACCACTCGCGTGGACGTGTCGCAGGCCCTGCCGTTCACGCAGATCCGCGACATCATCACGCCGTACGGGCTCTTTCGAGACTCGATCCCATTGCCTGGAGAAGTGGCGCAGGCGATGGCCGCCTCGATCACCACGGTTCAGCAGGCCTATACCCCGAGCATTCTGCTCAACCCGACGACCCTCACGTTTGTTGTGGACGAAGGGCGTGGGGTCTCCGATCCAAAGTCGGTTCAGGTCACGAACAACGGTGTGCTCGGCTCGCTGCTTGGGGTGTCGATCACTTCGTCCGCAGCGTTCGTCTTCCCGACGCCGGCAAACGTCAATGGTCTGGCGGCGAACGAGTCCGGCAGCTTTGATGTAGCGTCCGACAGCACGGCGTTGCTGGCGATCGGTAGCCCGTACGCTGTGACGTTGACGGTACAGGGGCCGGACGCGACCAACAGTCCCCAGATGATCCCGGTCACTGTGGTCGTACGGCCCAAGGCCACGATCAATACGAGCGTTGCGGCGTTGAACTTCAATGTGGCGTCTCCGCTGAGCGGGCCGTTCCCGCCGATCCCGTCACAACAGTTCGTGCTGTCCAACTCTGGACTCTCGACCTCGGTTCTGGACTACCAGATCCGCAAGGTGATCGGGGTGCCGTGGTTGGTCAGTTTCGCGCCCGTGTTTGGCTCGCTCAACGGCGGCGACACCCAACCCATCACCGTGGTGGTAGCTCCGCAGACGGCGATGAGTCCGGGCACGTACACCGAGACTCTTAGGATCACTGGCTATAGCTCGAACATGACTCTGGACGTGACGGTTACGTTGAACATCACGTGAGGTACCATGGCTGATTTCGACGACATTCAGAACAAGACGTGCACCGACTACGTAAGTCGGACGGCCCACCGTTCGGACTTCCAGTTGTCCCAGATGGAAGTCTCTGGGGCCAGCGGTCTTGACGCTTTGTTTCAACGCGAAGCGCATCTCTTGAGTCCGCATAAGAGTGGGCGTGTCAAGGTCGCCACGATCCGAGACCTGCACCACTTCGTGCGGTTGTCGTCGAACACGTTGATCCACAGGAGTGAC